GCGCCGTGACGCGCAGGCGGCGCGGGCGCGGAAATGATTCTGCCGGGTGCAAGGGCACAGAAGCAGTGGATGGACCGATTTGGAGACATGCTGCCGGGTGCAAAGGCACAGAAGCAGATTTGGTTACGGAAAGCGTCCAGCTGGGCCAGCAATATCTGGCAGAGCCCTGCGGAGTCTTGAGAAAGCCAGCCCTGATTTTGGCTGAGAAGGCTACCGCCGGTCTTTGATCCACCCAATTTGCTAAGCCCGACTTGCAGGGCGAAGGCAAAGCTGATTTTGTCTGATGGAAAAACACGATCCGGTTTGTGACCCGGCCCCTGTGCCGGCTTCACTCTTTCTTCCCTTCCGGTCTCCGTGCCCTACCACGGAGGCCGGGTCATGAGCCGGAGCTTCCGCCCTGCCTGCGCCGAAGGCCTGCGCTGGATGCGCGGGTATTGATGTAGACGCGGTGGGGCGGCACGGTCCGATTCGGACACATTCCCCCGACGCACACGGCGGCGCTTGCGCCGCAGCGGGTTTGATCCTCCTGTCGGCGGCTCTGGCTGCCATGCGAGAGCCGCCGTGTGCGCCGGATGGAAAGAAGCGGGAAAGGAGGAGCCTTATGGAGCAGACAAAGGACTGGAGAAAAACCAAACAGTACCGGGAACTGAAAAAGTCCATGCTGGACAATCTGGAAGCCAGAGGCATTTTGGAAAAAGCGTACACCGACAAGGTGGACGAGTATCTGGACTTCTGGGTACGGCGGCAGGAATTGCAGACGGATGTGGCTGAGCGCGGTCTTTCCGTAATGGATGACCGGGGCCGCATTACGGAAAATCGCAGCGTGTCTTTGGAAATTCAGGTTGCCCGGCAAATGCTGGCCGTATGGACGGCACTTGGCTTTAAGGACGCCGCCGCAAAATCGGACGTGCCGGGAGGCATGGACGATGAACTGTAAGCTGCCGCCGGAGGTCCAGGCGTATCTGGAGGCGGTGGAGGCGGACAAGCCCCGGGCCTGCCCGGAGCAGCACGCCCTGGCGGCGCATATCCGGCGGTGCTTTGAGACAGAAGATCTGCTGGTAAATACAGAGCAGCTTCGGCGGTATTTGAGTTTGTCCCGCTATTTCCCGTATAAAGATCTTTTCCTGTGGGAGCAATTCCTGACGGCGCTTTGGATGTGCACCTACACTTCTGACGGACGGCCCCGGTGGAAGACCCTGTTTTCCATGGTTGGCCGTGGCGCGGGAAAGGACGGCTTTATCGCATTTATCTCCATGTGCGCCACCTCTCCCTACAACCCGGTTGGCAGCTACAACGTAGATATCTGCGCCAATAACGAGGAACAGGCCATGACGCCGGTGTTGGATCTGGTGAACACGCTGGAGCTACCCAAGAACGAAGAGAAGCTGAAGCGGTTTTACTACCACACAAAGGAGCTGGTGCAGGGCCGAAAAAACCGGGGCGTGGTCAAGGGCCGCACCAACAACCCCAAGGGGCGAGACGGTATGCGTTCCGGCATGGTGATCTTTAACGAGGTCCACCAGTTTGAAAACTACAACAACATCAAGGTGTTTATTACCGGTCAGGGCAAGGTAGCTCAGCCCCGCGTGGGAATCTTTACCTCCAACGGCGAAGTCAATGACGGGCCTTTGGATGACTATCTGGCCAGAGGACGGCGGATCTTATTTGAAAACGAGCCGGACAACGGCTTTCTTCCCTTCATCTGCTGCGTGGAGACCCGGGAGCAGGTCCATGATCCGGAAAACTGGTACATGGCAAATCCATCCCTGTTTTATCTGCCGGATCTGTTTCAAGAAACGGCGGACGAATACCGGGACTGGGTGGAGCACCCGGAGCAAAACGGCGATTTTCTGACAAAGCGAATGGGCTTGCGGGCCGGATTTCAGGAGATCAGCGTGACAGACTATGAAAAGATCCTCAAGACCAATAAGCCACAGCCTGATCTGCGTGGCTGGACTTGCACGGTAGGGCTGGACTATGCGGAGCTGAGCGACTGGGCGGCAGTCAACCTCCACTTCCGGCGAGGCGCAGACCGGTTTGACATCAACCACGCATGGATTTGCCTGCAATCCAAAACCCTGCCGCGGATCAAGGCTCCGTGGCAGACGTGGGCAAAGGAAGGACACCTGACGGCGGTGGATGATGTGAGCATCAGCCCTGATCTGATCGCGGCATACATCCAGGACGCTGCCAGATGCTACAACATCAAGGCGCTGGCAATGGACCACTACCGGTGGACGCTGGTTTCCGAAAGTATGCGGGCCATCGGCTTTGACGCGGCGGACAAGAACCGGGTAAAGCTGGTGCGGCCATCAGACATCATGCAGGTGGAGCCGGTGATCCAGGAATGCTTTGACCGGGAGCTGTTTTACTGGGGCGACCAGCCGCACCTTCGATGGGGCGTGAATAATACCAAGAGGGTCCGCAGCTCACGGAAGCAGGGTGTCGATACCGGAAACTTTATCTACGCCAAAATTGAAGCGAAAAGCCGCAAGACAGACCCCTTTATGGCACTGGTGGCCAGCATGACGATCGAACCGCTGCTGGGCACCGGCGCTCCGCTGGCGGCCCCGCCGATAGGGGCCATCAGACTATAACGGTCCGAATCGGACCGGAGAAAGGCTGAACTATGGGATTGAGATTTTTTGAATGGCTGGCGGGAAAGGGCGGGCGAACCGCCACAGCGGAGGTCTCCTGTCAGGAGCTATTGGCAGCGGCCGAAGACTTCCAGGCGCGGCAGCTTTCCTTCTGGACCTGCGTGAACATGGTGGCCAACGCCGTGGGCCGCTGCGAGGTAAAGACCTTCCGGGGGCGGGAGGAGATCCAGGAGCAGGAGTATTACCTGTGGAATGTGGAGCCCAACGTGAACCAGAACAGCTCCGCCTTTTGGCACAAGCTGATCGCCAAACTGTTTTTGGACAATGAAGCGCTGGTGATCTCCAGTAAGCGGCGGGACGGCATGGACGCGGTGATGGTGGCGGACAGCTGGCAGCAGAGCACCTTCTGGCCGATGCGGATGAATGAGTACATTAACGTGACGGTGGGCGACACCGCCTATGAAAAAACCTTCCGGGAAAACGAGGTACTGCATTTAAAGCTCCACCACAACGCCATGCGCCCGGTGGTGGACGGTCTGTGCCAGTCCTACATGCGGCTGGTGGCAGCGGCTATGAGCCGCTATCAGTGGGAGCGTGGGCAGCACTGGAAGGTCCATGTTAATCAGATCGCATCGGGCACGCAGGATTTTGAGCAAAATTTTGCCAAGATCATCGAGCAGCAGATCAAACCGTTTTTTGGCAGCGGCGCGGCGGTGCTCCCGGAGTTTGACGGCTACGACTATCAGCAGGTCAATAAATCTGGCGATGGCAAGGTGGGCGACAGCCGGGACGTGCGGAACCTGATCGAGGACATTTTCGATTTTACCGCCCGGGGCTTTCTGATCCCCGCTGTGCTGGTAAACGGCACCGTTCAGGGCACAGCGGACGCCAACAGCCGTTTTCTGACCCAGTGTATTGACCCCATCTGCGATCAGCTCCAAGAGGAAATCACCCGAAAGCGGTATGGCTTTGACGGTTGGAAGCAGGGCAACTTTGTCCGGGTCGATTCCTCTGCTATCCTCCACTTTGACATGTTTGCCAACGCTGCCAACGTGGAAAAGCTGGTGGGCAGCGGCGCCTTCTCGGTCAACGATGTGCTGCGGGCGGCCAACCAGGCCACCATCAACGAGCCGTGGGCCGATGAACACTTTTTGACCCTGAACATTGCGCGGATCCAAGAAGCCGCGCAGCAGATGAATGCACAGAAAGGAGACAGCGGGAATGAGTAATCCCAAGCAGAAGGACCGGAGGATGTGGGCGCTGAAGCAGCGGGCGGAGGACGCCAAGACACTGGAGCTTTACATCTACGGAGATGTGGAGGGCGACAGCTATGACTGGTGGACCGACGAGACGATCCAGAGCGAGACCAGCGCCAACGCCTTCCGGGACGCTCTGGCGGAGCATCCGGAGGCGACGGAGATCGCCGTGTACATCAACAGCTACGGCGGCAGTGTATTTGAGGGCACGGCCATCTACAACCAGCTCAAGCGGCACAGCGCCCACAAGACGGTGTATGTGGACGGCTTTGCCTGTTCCATCGCCTCGGTCATCGCAATGGCCGGCGACACGGTGGTGATGCCGCGCAACGCCCTCATGATGATCCACAACATGAGCATGGGTATTTACGGAAACGCAGCTGAGCTGCGAAAGGCCGCAGACAATCTGGACACCATCAATCAGGCGGGGATGGAAGCCTATCTCCAAAAGGCCGGTGACAAGCTGGACCCGGATACCCTGAAGGAAATGTATGATGCGGAGACCTGGCTGACGGCGGAGCAGTGCATGGAATTGGGATTGGCCGACCGCTACGCGGAAAAGGACGCGGACATGACCCAGGCTGCGGCTCTGCTGCAAAAGGCCAACCTGACCTTGGAGCAGCGGATCACCGTGCAGAAAAGCCTTGCCGCTCAGCTTCGGCAGTTGGCAGCGGACACTGGTCCTAAACCGCCTTGCCCCCCTGATCCGAAAGGCCCGGAGCCTCAGCCCGAACCCCAGCAGAAAAACCGTATTATGAGCCTGTTTGGCTAAAAATGAAAGGAGAACATTATGCAGAACAATGACATCCGGAGCCGCGAGGAGCTCCGCACCCTCATCCAGAAGGCCGTTGCCGACAATGACCCTGCCGGTTTTCGGGCGGCCTTTGACGAAATGCTCCAGCGTGTGGGCCTGGACGTAAAGCAGGAGTATGAGCAGCAGCTTGCCGACCTTCGCCAGGAAATGGACAGCCGTATCCTGACGGCCCGTGGCGTCCACCAGCTTACCGGCGAGGAGCACGCCTACTACCAAAAGCTGGGCGAGGCCATGAAGTCCATTGATCCCCGGCAGGCCGTGACCGGCATGGACGCCGTGCTGCCCAAGACGGTGATCGACTCCGTTTTCGAGGATCTCCAGACCAATCACCCCCTGCTGAGCCGCATCAACTTCCGGGCCACCGGCGGCGCAGTGGAGATCATGGTGAACACCAACGGCTACGAGGAGGCGGCCTGGGGCGATCTCTGTGATGACATCGTCAAGGAGCTGACCTCCGGCTTTAAGAAGATCCCCGCCCAGCTGCTGAAGCTCTCCGCTTTCCTGCCGGTGTGCAAAGCCATGCTGGATCTTGGCCCTGAGTGGCTGGACCGCTATGTGCGCGAAGTGCTGTACGAGGCATTCGCCAACGGCATGGAGGCGGGCATCGTGACCGGCGACGGTGACAAGAAGCCTATCGGCATGACCCGTCAGGTAGGCGACAACGTGGTGCGTTCCGGCAACGCCTATCCCGAAAAGGCCCCCGTGAAGGTGCGGGATCTCAGCCCCGCCACCGTGGGCAACCTGATCTCCCTGATGGCGGCAGACCCCAATGGCAAGGCCCGCCGTGTGGAAAACATTCTGCTGCTGGTGAACCCCCAGGACTATTACCAGACGGTGATGCCCGCCACTACGCTGATGGCCCCCGACGGCACCTACCGCAATGATGTGATGCCCTACCCCATGACCATCATCCAGACTCCCGCGCTGAGCCGGGGCAAGGCAGTAATGGGCCTCTCTAACCGGTATCTGGCTATGGCAGGCACCGCGCCCAACGGCCGCATTGAGTACAGCGACCACTACCATTTCCTGGAAGACGAGCGGGTATACCTTATCAAGGGTTACGCCAACGGTATGCCTCTGGACAACAACGCCTTCCTGCTGCTGGATATTTCCGGCCTAAAGCCCGCCACCTGGAAGGTGACTCAGGTGACGGAGACCGCACCCTCTGACGACGCCACTCTGAGCGCCCTGTCTATTGGCTCTCTGGCCCTGTCCCCCGCTTTTGCCTCCGGCACCGTGACCTACACGGCGGAGACCACCAACGCCACCAACACCGTGACCGCCGTTCCCTCTGACGCAGGCGCGGAGATCGAGGTGCTGGTGAACAACCGCAAGATCGACAACGGCAGTGCCGCCACCTGGCAGACCGGAAGCAACACGGTGAAGGTCAACGTGACCGCCGCTGACGGCACCGCCAAGAAGACCTACACGGTCACCGTTACCAAGAGCTGATGGCGGATCGGAACAGCCTGCCGCCCGGCCTGCTGTCCGATGTGGAAAACTACCTGAACATCACCTGGAGCGATGAGGCCACGGATACCAAGGTGTCCGGGCTCATCGCCTCCGGGATGGGGTACCTGGACAAGAAGGCCGGAAGCCCGCAGGACTATACAGCGGACGGCGACGCCCGGACGCTGCTGATGGAATACGTCCGCTACGCCAGAGACAGCGCCCTGGACGTGTTTGAAAACAACTATCAATCTCTCATTTTGAGTATGCAGAGCGAAAGGCGAGTGAGCGCGTATGCCGTGGACGAGTCCGTACCGACCCCGCAGTGACGGGCGGGTGACGCAGGGCTTTGAGGATGGAATCGTGACCATCTGCACCGTGGAGGACGCGGCGAAGCCGGGATACCAGCCAAAGCAGCAGCTTGCCGCCAAAATCAAGCTCCGGTACGAGGAGCGGCGGCTTGGCATCCAGCGCTATTACGAGGGGCGGCAAAATCAAGCCCAAATTGAGCGGGTGCTCCGGGTACCCAAGACGCCAAACGTCAGCAGTCAGGACATTGCGGTGACGGAGGACGGTGAACAGTACCGCATTGACCTTGTGCAGACCAACACGGAGAGCTACCCGCCCAGCATGGACTTGACGCTCCTTAAAATTGAGCAGAGATACGAGGTGGGCCATGACATGGTATGAGCGCATTATCGCCGCCCACCGGGCGGTGACGGACGCGGTAAGCCACGCCGCCCGGATCAAATCCGACCGCTATTTTGTGTGGCAGGAGGACGGCAGCCATGATCTTTCCGGAGACAACGGCCACGGGGAGACCGCCGTCACCGGCACCACGGATCTGTTTACCAAATCCGAGTTTGACCCTTGGGTGGAGCAGCTGGGCGAGAGCTTCAGCGCCCATGGCATTTCTTGGACGCTGAACTCCGTCCAGTACGAGGCGGACACCGGCTTTACCCACTATGAGTGGGTGTGGGAGGTGACCTGATGGCGACCATCACGTTTAAAAGCGGCGAGGAATACATGCTGAAGCTCACCCGGCTGGAAAAAGAGGCTGTGGAAAAGGTCTGCGGCCCTGCCATCCATGACGGAGCAAAGGTTGTGGCTGATGCCATCCGGGCAGAATTGCAGACTGTTCCCACAGACGAGGGCTGGGGCACGCAGGAGAATCCGGTCCGAGGGCCGAAAAAAACGCAAAAGGCTGCGCTGCTGGGGACCCTCGGTATCACCTCCATGCAGAAGGACAATGACGGAATGTATAACGTCAAAATCGGTTTTGACGGGTATAACAACATCCGCTCCAAGCGCTGGCCACAGGGCCAGCCGAATCAGATGGTTGCCCGGGCCATTGAAAGCGGTACCAGTTGGATGAGCAAAAACCGTTTTGTAGGCAAGGCGGTGAGCCGGGTGAAAAAGCAGGCGCTTACCGCTATGCAGAAGCGGGCGGAGAGCGAGATCAACAAAATTATGAAGTGAGCGCGTGTCCGATTCGGACCGCCGATGAAAGGAGCAAGGCATGGCAACTATCGGCCTGAGCAAACCGTACTACGGCATTTACAGCGCCAGCGGAACAACCGTTACCTACGCCAACGGCGCAGTGATGGGCAAGGCCACCGAGGCCAACATTGAAATCAGCACCACGGAAGACAACAACCTCTATGCGGACAACGCCATTGCAGAGACTGACCGGACTTTTGCTGGCGGCACCTTGACCCTCTCTACCGATGACCTGAGCCAGGAGGTAAGCAAGGCAATTCTGGGCCTGACGGAGCAGGCCATCACCGGGATCGATGGCGTGACGGATACCTCGGTAAAGGAACTGGTCTACGATGATACCCAGGTGACCCCGTATCTGGGCGTGGGCTTCATTATTAAGAAAAAAGTCAGCGGCGTTTACAAGTGGCGCGGCGTGGTTTTGACCAAAGTCATGTTCTCCGTGCCTGCAGATGCCGCCACTACCCAGGGAGAAAGCATCGAATGGCAGACGCCGGAGCTGAGCGCCACCATTATGCGGGACGATTCTACCACCCACATGTGGAAACGTGAAGCCACTTTTACCACGGAGGCACAGGCAGAGGCCTACATCAAGGCCCGGCTGGGCATCACGGAGGCAGCATGAGGACAGCTAAAATCGACATCTGCGGCAGAGAGTATCTGCTGTGTTTTTCCGCCCGGGTGGTCCGGGCGGTGACAGAGCGGTACGGGGGCATAGAGCGCATTGACGAGGCGCTGTCCGGCAAAGACGGCACCGATGCGGAGCCCAGCGCCGTCAAGGCGCTGGACGAGGCAGTGTGGCTGCTGGCGGCCATGATGGACGGCGGAGAACGGTACGCCAAGCTCAACGGGCTGCCCAATCCCCATGCTTTGACAACGGACGAGCTGCTGGACGTGATGGACATCGGCGATTTTGCCCGGCTGCGGGAAAAAATTGCGGAGACCATCACCAAGGGCAAAGAGGCCCACGTGGAGGCGGAACCGCCAAAAAACGCGGAAACCACTCCGGCGGCCCCTTAGCGCCGGAGTGGTTTTTATGGTATGGCATGGCCGTCGGCCTGTCCTACACCGAGGCGCTGGATGTGCCGTTTGGGGAGCTGCTGGACTACATCGCCATTGAGCAGATCAAGCGGGAGGGTTTTGCCCCCAAGCACGCGTTGACAGACGAGGAAATTATCCCAAATGTGAGGTGATACAATGGCGGCTGATATTGGCCCGAAAATCGGCATTGACGGCGAAAAGGAATTTAGAGACGCACTGAAGTCCATGGGGCAGCAGCTTAAAACCCTTGGTACGGAAATGACGGCGGTGACCTCCGCTTTTGACGTTGACAATGACAGTCAGAAAAAGCTGGCGGCGCAGTCCGACGTGCTGAACCGGCAGCTGGAGGTCCAGCAGCAGCGCCTGGGCGAGATTCAGAAGGCTCTGGACTACGCCAAGGCCAACTACTCTGAAAACAGCAATGAGGTCCAGCGGTGGCAGCAAGCTTTGAACAACGCGACCGCAGACATTAACCGCACGAAGGCCGGGATTGAGGCTGTGAACAACGAAATGAAGAACACAAGCGTTGTTTCTCAGTTCGGAAGCGCCTTGAAGTCCGGGCTTGCGGTGGCTGCCAAGGCCGCAGCAGCGGCCACAGCAGCGGCGGCCGGAGCCGTAATCGCCCTCACAAAATCCGCTGTTGAAAACTACGGGGAGTACGAGCAGCTGGTCGGCGGTGTAGAGACTCTGTTTAAGGACTCCGCCGGAACGGTGGAGGAGTACGCCAAAAACGCCTACCAGACTGCCGGACTGTCCGCCAACCAGTACATGGAGACGGTGACCAGCTTCTCCGCATCGCTGCTTCAGTCTATGGGCAATGACACGGCGGCCGCTGCGGAAAAGGCCGACCAGGCCATCACCGACATGAGTGACAACGCCAATAAGATGGGCACGGACATGCAGTCCATCCAGAACGCCTATCAGGGGTTCGCCAAGCAAAACTATACCATGCTGGACAACCTGAAGCTGGGATATGGCGGCACGAAGGAGGAAATGCAGCGGCTGATCGACGATGCCAACGCCTTGAATGCCGCTCAGGGCAACTACACCAATTACAGCATTGAGAGTTATGCGGACATCGTGGACGCCATCCACACCGTGCAGACGGAAATGGGAATCACCGGCACCACGGCGCTGGAGGCCAGCACCACCATTGAGGGGTCTGTCAGCGCCATGAAGGCGGCGTGGAGCAACTTCGTCACTGGCTTGGGCAACGACAACGCCAACATCAGCGAGCTTTCGGCCCAGCTGATCGAGAGCGTGGGCACCGTGGCGGAGAACGTGCTGCCGGTGGTAGAGACCGTCCTGAAAAACATCGCCCAGGCGGTGCAGGAGGACGGACCGGCCATGATCGAGAAATTTGTGTCCTATGCCATTGAGAAGCTGCCGGAGATCATTTCTCTGGGCCTGCAAATGGTCGTCTCGCTGGTAAAAGGGATCGCACAGAATATCCCGCAGATCGTGACCAGCGTGCTGAACATGGTGGCCACCATCGTGCAGACGATTTGGGAGGCCCTCCCGGACATCATTGAGGTGGGTAAAAATATCGTCCGGGGGCTGTGGGAAGGCATCAAGGCTATGGCCAGCTGGATCGGAGAAAAGGTCTCCGGCTTTGTCGGCGGACTCGTGGACGGCGTCAAGGGCGTGCTGGGGATCCACTCGCCCTCCAAGGTTTTCGCCGGGATCGGTGAAAACATGGCGCTGGGTCTTGGGCAAGGTTTCTCCAACACCATGCGCAGCGTAGGGGCGGGGATCCAGAGTGCGATCCCGACGCCCACGGTGGACACCGTCTACAATGCGGCGGCTGGGATGGTCAACGGGCTGGCACTGGCCGGAGGCGGCGTCTACCGGGTGGAGATCCCGCTGTATATCAACGGCGTGGAATTCTACCGGGCGAGCATTGACGATCTGCGCACGGTGCAGAGATCGAATCCGGAGGTGTTGGATGACTAAGCAGCTGATTTTAAACGGGATCCTGCTGCCGGAGAGCAGCAAGGACCGCTTTTCCTGCTGGGAGGAGGATCTGTCCGTGCAGGTGGACATGATCTCCGGCCGGCGGGTGGTGGAGACCCGTGGGAAGATCTGGAAGGCGTCCTACTCCTTCGACTACATGGGCAATGAAAAATTGCGGCAGGTGCTGGCGGTGCTGCGGAGCGGCGGGCCGTTCCTCGCATCCGTGCTGCCGGACAACAGCGACGAGATGGTCTCCAGCTATTTCCTGCTGGATTCCATCACCCAGCCCACGTTCGCCTTCTCCAAGGGCGGCGTGGGGCTGTGGCACAATCTGGCGTTCACCCTCCGGGAGGTGGAGCCCCATGATTAAGACATCCGCAGCCTATCAGGCGGCCATCGTGGGAAGTCCCCGGCGGATCGAGCTGCTGGCGGTGGTGGACATCTCCGACCCGGACATGGTCTACGGCGAGGTGACCTCCAGCGGGCTGGCCCCGTGGAGCAAGCCGGAGGAGCTGCATGACAAGAGCTACGATCCCCCGGCCCGCTACGCTACGCTGGAGCGGGGGCGGTGGCTGCTGGACGGCTCCTTCGACATCTTTCCGGAGGATCTTCAGGTTTCCGAGCCGATGGCGGTGGCCACGGAGGCCATAAGCGGAGATGACGGCACGTTTGCCGAGCCGGTCTGGGTGCAGCAGAATTTCTCCAAGGTGGACGTGATGCAGGCGTGCAGCGTCTTTTTTTCCACGGATCCGGCGGACGGCGTGCCCGCCGACTTTACCGTGGAGGTCATCACCGCCGGGCAGGTGTTCCACACCCAGACGTTCACCGGCAACACGGCCACGGAGGTGGCCGTCACCGGCTTTACCGTCCAGACGCCGGACGCCATCAAGGTCACGGCGACCAGATGGAGCCTGCCGGGACGGCGGATGCGGGTGGTGGAGATCCTGCCGGGGACGGTGGAGCGGTGGTCTCCCCGGATGCTGGCAAGTTTCAGCGTGGTGCAGCAGGGGGACTTCTCCTGTCTGGCGCTGCCCTATGGCAGCATGAGCCTCGCCATGGACAACAAGGACCGGCGCTTCGAGCCCCGCAGCAAAAACGGTCTTTTCCAGAGCATTGAGGAGCGTCAGGGCGTGGACGCCTTCATTGGCGTCCGGACGGAAAGCGGCGCGGTGGTGCGCTGCAAGGTGGGCCGGTTCTACCAGAGCGGAAACGGCTGGAAGACAGGCGACAACAGCCTGACGATCCAGTGGTCTCTGGTGGACATTATCGGATTGCTGACGGACCGCACCTTCCTGCCGCCCTCCCCGCTGCCCACCACGCTGGGCGGGTGGATCGGGGCGCTGGCGGCCCAGCTGGGGGTCAACTTCAAGGACCGCTGGCACGTAGACCCGGCCTACACGGCTTTGCCGGTGACGGTGCGCACGGCAACGGACATCCAAGGGAAAAAGTGCGGGGACATCCTCCGGTGGGTGTGTCAGGCCACGGGCACATGGCCCCGGGCGGACGCCTCCACCGGAGACCTGACCGCCGAGCCCCTTTGGAGCGAGGGCAACAAGATCACGCTGGACAACCTGACGGCCTACCCCGTGATGAAGGCCAATGACCAGTTGGCCAGCCTGATCTTCAAACTGGCCGACGGGGCCGACACCGAGTACGTGGTCTCCGGCAACTCCACCAGCAGCGAGAAAACCGTAACCATCCAGAACCCCTTCCTTCATACCACGGCGCAGGCGCTGGCGGCGGCGCGGCTGATCCTCAGCTGCTACGGCGGAAACGTGATCGAGACCACCGGACGGGGCGACCCTGCCGGTGAGATCGGGGACGTGGACACCATCTGGCTGGATGAGAGTCAGGCCACCACGGCACGGCGCATGATGCAGAATTTCCAAATTCAGGGCGGCGTGCTGCAAGGGTGCCAGAGTAAGCTGTTACAGGCGGACGGCTCCTATCTCTACTCCCGCTCCGTGGTGCTGACAGAGAGCGGCAATTGGACGGCCCCTGCCGGGGTGACCCACATCCGGGTGGCTATCGGCCAGGGCGGTCAGGGCGGCGGCTACGGCGAGGACGGCTACGTGCACGGCTCCGGGACGCTTCCCGGCAGCGGCGTGGCGGCGGGCTACGGCGAGGACGGCGCACCCGGCCTCGGCGGAAAAGTCTGGTACGATTCCATCACCATCAACGCGGGACAGACCTTTGCCGTGCACATCGGCAAGGGCGGCGCGGCAGCGGTGCGGAAGGGCGACGCGGGGATTGAGGGCGAGGAGACCACCTTCGGGGTGTATTCCTCCGCCAACGGCCAGCGCTACGCCAACGGCTACACCGACATCAACAGCGGCGACAGCTACGCCCGCACCGGCGTAGCCTCCCCGGCCAAGGGCACGTCTGACGGCGCAGCGGGCGGAAAGGGCGGCGATCCGGGTTCCGGGTACTGGGAGCAGAAATTCTGGCCGGACGGACGACCTCGCGGCTGGAAATTTGTTGTGACGGAGCAACCGGGGCCGGGAAAGCCCGGCAAGGCCGGGGCCAGCGGCTTTGTGCTAATCGCATGGGATAAATCGGAGGAGACGGCATGAGTTTTGACTATTCCACTCTCATCACGGACCGGGCGCGGTCCGATTCGGACACGCTGAAAACGCTGCTGAGCAAGCCCATGGCAGAGTGGACGGCAGAGGAGCGGACGGCCTTCAACGGGGCAGTGATGAAGGGAAGCTACGACTACACCGACCTCAACCGGGTGGACGCCTGTCTGGAGGATCTGGTGGCCCGTCTGGGCCGGGTAGGGTGCAACGTGCCGGGGTATGAGCGGCTGAAGATCGAGCGGAATACAGCCCCGGCAAAAGAAGAAAAGCTCCGCTATATCCGCTTGACCGTAAACGCTCTACGGAATAATACGACCGTTTTCCAAGTTTCTGAAATTAAAATTCTTTCAAAAACCGGAAGCGTCATGGTGTGGCCTGCCGGAACAGTTGTGACATCAACCATGAAAGAAATTAGTGAAAAAGAATCTCCAGCCAAATTGATAGACGGAAATGTGGAAACAAAGTTTTGTTCTGGGCAATTCACCGCCGGGGCAAAGATCAATATTGACCTTGGTGACAACGTTTTGGATCTAGACCAATATACAGCATGGCAATGGTTCACGGCGAACGATTCGCCAGAGCGCGATCCGGTTTCATTTGAATTGCAAGGAAGCGTCGATGGATCGGATTTCCTCACACTGGATTCTGTAACAAATGCATCAATTACAACCACACGAAACATCCTCGCATATACCGGAAATTTTCAAAAAATTGAACCGGAACAGCCACCCATGACGCTGGATCCCTACACGTGGTATGAGAGCGACGTGCCAACAGTATCCCTGCTGGCCCGCTACCGGGCCAACGTGGCGGCAGTCCGGGCGGCGCTGCGGCTGCCGGAGGGGACGCCGGTGGTGCCGGAGACCATGCGTCGGCTGACAACGACGGAGGCCAACAGCATCGAGATGATTTTGCTGACGCTGAATTTCATTTTAAACAATATCCCCGCTGCCGTGCGCCACTGCGGCGTGACGGTGTGCGGGAGCAAAGGAGTGAGAGCATGAGAGATCGGACCCCCACGCGGGCGCTGGAGAACGGCGCACTGCGGTATGGCGTTTACGCAGAGGACGGCAGTCTGCTGCGCTATGAGTATCTGGCGCTGGAGGATGCCCCCACCGACCCCGGCACGGAGCTGAGCAAGGCCACGCTGCTGCAGGATTCCACAGAGGTATCCCTGTTCGGCAGCGCGGCAGACCGGACGGTGGACGACGCCTTTGCGGGGATCGCCGGACAGCTGAAGCTCATCATGTCCGACATGGCGGCCATTACCTTGACGGTGCAGGACACCAACGGCAAGCCTATCCCGGAGGTGCTGGTACAGGGCATTTTAAGCGAGAGCGGACAGGCGGTGTACACTAACGCCAGCGGCGTGGCTGCCGGCTACATCGGGGAGGGTCAGCAGCCCATCAAGGTCTCCGGCTATGCGGATCTGGTTGATTACAGCGAAACCGTGACCGTTGTGAAGGGCACGACCATCAACAAGACGATCAAGCTGACGACCCGGAACTTTTTAAAAATCACAGCCAGCAGAAGCGTAAAATTTTCCGGGAATGTTAGCACTATTGATTTTACGCTGGGCGCACCGGGAAGCGGTGCGGGCGGAAATATCTCATTTCCATCCACGATGGATAGAGGAGATATAGCAATGGGCGGCGCAGGGGCGGGTGGAAAAGTTAAGGAAGTGCTCATGAAAACTGTTGCTGCCAATATTGCTTATAGTGCAGTAATTGGCGCTGGAGGGACAAGCGGGACCCCCATGGAGTATTCCCCTTACGAGGGGGCCGGATGGCAATATGCGCCGGATGGAAAAGCTGGAGGCATCACGAGCTTTATGGGCGAAAGCATTTCCGGGCCGGCTGGCGGTAAGGGCGGCTCATATAATGGAGCTACTGTCGGCGCTGTCGGCGGGACAGGAGCGCAGGGAAACGGCAATGGTGCCAACGGCGTCCGGAGGGGCGGAACGAGCAATGCCAGCATTGCAGGAAATAACGGCACCGCCGGTACCCAAAAAATATACAAGTCGTTTACCGAATTCGAAGATTACGGCGGTGGCGGTGGCTCCGCCCCTATTGGTGGGGCGCAAGGCATGGGTGGAGCGCCGGGAGGCGGCGACAGCGGCCGCCCCTATGTCGGTCAGGGAACTGGAAAAGACGGCGCGGCCAATAAAGGCGGCGGCGCTGGCGGCGGAACAACGGAAGAAGTCGGCGGCAAGGGCGGCAGCGGCGTGGTTGCCATCCGGATGCACCTGAAATCCGCAGCGTAAAGGAGGAAGCCTATGGAATACTGCATTGTAGAGGACGGCGTGATCGTCAACATGATCGTGGCCGAGGCGGACTTCGCCGGGGAGATCGGGGCTCTGCCTGCCTACGCGGGCGCGGCCATCGGCGGGGCGTACACACCGCCTCCCCCGGAGCCGGAGCCGCCTACCACCGACGAGCGGCTGGCGAAACTGGAGAGCGAAAACAAGCTGCTGCGGGAACAGGTGAGCGCTCAGGCGGATCAGGCGGAGTTTTACGAGGAGTGCATCGCCGAAATGGCGGCGATCGTCTATGCGTGAGTTCTGGGCGGAGGCCGCCCTGACCCTATATTTTTTACTATCGAAAGGAGCAAGAGACATGATGGCAATGTTGTTTGCGCAGAGAGTGATTCTGGGGAAAACCGAGTTTGAAAAGGTCCCCGCGAAGCTGAAACAGCAGGTGGCGGACATCCTGATCAACGAGTGCGGTCTGCCGGAGCTGGTGCCTGCTGAGTTTGGCGGCACGGCGAAGGTGGAGTAACAAAAGAGCCGCCCAGTGGGCGGCGCAGAAAATTGACAAAGCAAGGCGAATCGTGTATGATGGGGTTCGCCAGTAAGAACGGTACGGTTGTTTCCCCGTAAAGGGGGTGACCGCATGAGCACAGCAGAAACCATTGCGTTACTTATGCTTGTGATTGCGGCTATCAAATTAGGCGTTGACCTAAAGAAATAACCGCCACCTAAATCGGCAGCGGCTTTTCTACGGATTCTAAATCTGTTGGGGAACGACCTGCACCGACCAAAGTGAGCCGTCCTTACTGGCCCTATTATATACATGCCCACGCCGCTTTGTCAAGGATGACAAGGCGGCTTTTTTGATCGGGAAAACATATAGACGCCTTAATACTGCAACTTTAAGGAGTGTGTTATGACGGAGACGATAATCTGCGCCCTCATCACAGGGGGGCTGACGCTGATGGGCGTGCTCATCGCCAACGGCAAACAGCAGGCGATCACGGACACCAAATTAGACGAGCTGACCCGCGAGGTGCGGGAGCACAACAGCTTCGCCCAGCGGGTGCCGGTGATTGAGGAACAGATCAAGGTAATCAACCACCGGATCGAGGATCTGGAGCATATCAGTGAACGTTGAAAGGAGAACGCTATGGAAAACATTAAGAAACGGCTGGGCAATCTGCTGGCGGTAAAAAGCCTCGTGACCATCACCCTGACGGTGGTGTTCGCGGTGCTGGCTCTGCGGGAGAGCATTAGCGGCAGCGAGTTTCTGACCATCTTCACGGTGGTCATCGGCTTCTACTTCGGGACCCAGCGGGTAGCCGAGGACAAGAACAGTTGAAAACGGTTGGAGAATCAACCGAAAAATTTGAAAGGGGTACATACCATGGAAAAGATCTACGAGAATATCATCAACGAGGGCAAGAAGAACGGCAAGGCCGTGGAGACTATCAACGCAGAGCTGAAGGAGGCCGGTGCCAACTTCCACCTGAATCCCGACGGCGGCGTGGCCGGTTGGAGCGACAAGGAGATGGCCGAGGGCTTCATCCCCGCCGAGAAGGAGCCGGAGGACGTGAAGCACCTGCATGACTACATGCGGTACGATGTCACGAAGGCCGGTCAGACCGTCCGTGTGGAGACCCCGGAAGGCACCTACGACATTACGTGGGATGAGGGTGGCCATCCTGAAAAGGCTGTGAGAGTCAATGGTTGATACCTTCGACTGCGCGAGAGCGCAGATCTACCACAATACCGCCAAGCTGGCCCCGGCGCAGATCAAGGCCAAGACCGGCTGCACCCACATCATCAACGGCTACCTGTTCAACGGCAAGTTTCAGCCGGTGGGCTGGACGGTGATCGACGGCAAGGTCATCAGCCGGGACAAATACCAGGACTGGGGCGTGTCCATTGGCAGTGACGGCAAGCCGCAGATGCTGACGGACCGGGGCGGATCGTTTTTGTCCGGCGTGCCCATCCTCAAGGCCGGGTCCAAGCTCTACCGGGGCCTGACCGCCGACGTGGCCCGTCCCGCTGCCCGGACGGCGGTGGGCTGGATGCCCAACGGCAAGGTATGCCTGTGGTGCGACAAGGCCAGCCTGACCCGTGAGCAGCTCCAAAACAAGCTGCTGGGGCTGGGCGTGGTGGATGCCCTCATGCTGGACGGCGGCGGCTCCACCCAGGGCATCTTCCCCGGTGGGAAGGTGGTCAGCACCCGGAAGGTGCCTACCATGCTGCTGTTCTGGGAACGGTCCGCCAAGACGGAAGATCAAGCCCTCGTATGGGGCAAGGCTCACGGCCTGCTGACGGACGCCAATGCCGGGGAGACCGTGACCCGCGCCGACATGGTCCGGGCGCTGTATCAGATCTGGGGGGATAACCATGGTTGAGATCCACGCTTACAGCAAAGCCGTCTCCGGGGGCAAGCAGCTCTCCGCCCATTTTAAAGTGCGGGAGTTTGCATGTGGAGACGGGTCTGACGCTGTTTTGGTGGCTCCCCGGCTGGTGATGGTGCTGGAAACCATCCGCGCCCACTTCGGCGCTCCGGTGGTCATCCACAGCGGGTACCGCACACCGCAGTACAATGCCAAAGTCGGCGGCGCGGCCCACAGCCAGCACTGCTATGGCATGGCTGCGGATATCTCCGTCAAGGACCAGGTTCCGGCAGAGGTAGCGGATTATGCGCGGACGCTGATGCCCGATTGGGGCGGCGTGGGCATCTACGCCAAGAAGGGCTTTACCCACATCGACGTGCGGGAGAAGAAATCCGACTGGACAGACTAAACATCTGAAAGGAGGGCCAGAAGATGGCAACATCCACGCTTTTTAGCGCTCTGCAAGTCTGGAGAACCCATGGAGAAAACAAACCGAGAGATCCGGGCGCTGTTGTCATCCATGGCCCCGGCCCGGGCGGCACAGGCCGTCCGGTTGGTAGGTCTGCCGCCTGACGAGGAGACGGCGGTGCTGGCGGTAGACGTCCACGGCCAGAGCTGCCTACAGGCGGCGGCGCTGCTCCACGTCAGCGTGGACGGGTTGGCCAAGATCCGGCGGCGTGCCTACGCCAAGATCGCGGATGATATGCAGGGATAAAAAAAGCCGTGTCCGATTCGGACACGGCTCTTTCTATTTTCCCAGCGCGGCTTCAAGTGCTTCAAGGATGAATTGCCGCTTGGAGATTTTTTTGCTGGCGGCGGCCTCGGTGATCTGCTGCATCATTTCTTTCGGGATGTCCGCCGTGAGCCTGGCGTAGTTCTCAGCACGCCACCGCTTTTTCGCCTGGTCCTCCTTCTCGACGGCGGCATCCGACATGGTATAGCGATAGATCTTCCCGTCAGGCGTCCGCTTTGTCCGCTCACGCGTCATTCCGCTCCACCTCCAGACCCTTTCTGATGAGCCGCTTGATCTCCGTCTGGCGGGCCTTGCCTTCCAGCGCGGCGAGGATGTCGGCATCGGTGTTGTTGTTGAGCTTTAGCCCGATGAAGGTGGTGTTTTGCGCCATCCACTGGCGTTTCGCTTCGCTATCCGGCATGGCTTAAAACAGGCTCTTGAAGGTTACCCCGAACTTCTCGGCGGCTTCGGCTTTGAAGCGCTTCATATTTTCGTGGTAGTCCTCGCTGAAATACTCATTTGCCGCACCAGCGGAAATCATCCGGGATTCCTGATCGTTAATGTAATCGGCAGCGGCTTCCGCATTCTCTCCTAAGATTTTGTATGTGTCCATCAAAATAGTTTTCATAATTTTTCTCCTTTACGCCTCAACCACGTTTTCAACACAGGACTTGGGGCACCAGATC